CACCGCCAGCAAGACTGAGTTCTTGCTCAAGGAGCGTGCGAGCGAAACCAGCGGCCTGAGCGCCTGTCGTTCCGGTCCCTGACTGCCGAATACCTTCAGCAGCCTGATCCAAAGCAATCTGGGCTTTCTGGAAGTCTTCCGCCTGACCAAAAACCTTCGCAATGTTTTCGGAATAGATTTTTCGTTGCACACCGGCAATTTGCTCACCAGTTAAAACAGTCGCAAGGCCAAGATCTTTAAGGTTTTGAGTCAAAGTCCGAGTGGGGTCAAGCAAGTCGACCCCCATCTTCAACGCTAGATCACTCATTTCCTTAGTCGTAGTACCCGTGATCCCAGCAAGTTCCCCTGTCTGCTGTTCAAAATGTTGAAGCGGACCTTCCATGCCAATAAGACCTTCAGTCTGCTTCTGCATCGAACTGAAGTAAGAACTTAAATGTGCCTGATTTTTGAGAAGATCTTCCTCTTGCTGGCTAAGAACAATGCCAGTCTTCTTCATCTGCTCAACGATTTTTTCGTTTGAAGCGACGTCTTCGCCACCAAGAGCATCTTCCATCTCTTGAAACTGACGAAACACCGTTTGCATTCGGTCGTTCACATCAGCCGCCTGCGAAATAGCCTGTCGCGCACCTTCCGGACCGCCAGATCCAAAAAGTTGATTTGCAAACATTCCACCGTATGTGCCCTGCACTTCTCCGCGAGCAACGGCACGAGCCTGATCACGCTCAGCCGCCTGAGAACGTGCATAACCAATCGTTCCGCCCAAAGCAGCACCGACCGCAGCACCGATAGCCGTGCCGAGGATTGGAACGGCACTTCCCATCGTTGCGCCAGCCAACATAAATCCACCAGCAGTTAACGCACCGCCACCGACGGCACCGGCAATCGCTCCACCACCTGCCGTCTTTGCAGTTGCAGCCGTACCGGCAGCACCGACCCCAAGACCGAGTAGGGGGTTAACCATTGAAAGCATGCCGCCAGCGGCAAGGTATGGGTTTGCGTCTTCATTGGCGAATTGACTCATGGCGGCAAGGCCGAGCATCGCTCCGCCCATCTGGTAACCGCCTGCATTGTTTTTAAAGTGTTGCCCAGCGCCTTGCCTAATACGTTGACCCCTAGTAGCAGGGTTCGTAGGCGGGGTGTTCGGCCTTATACCGGGAGTCCCCGGACCATGTTGATTGATTCGACCCGCCGTTAAATTCACAACTGAAGCAGACATTGTTACTGGGCCAGTCATGCCCGGACCACCACCGCCTCCGGGTGTGCCCCCAATGCCTGCGCGTCGACCAATGAAGTTTCCGGCTCTTCCCATCTTGCTATTTGGAGCAATTCTTCCTGCACCGAGAGCAAGACCGGTTACGGCCATCAAACTCAAAATCGAGCCACCAACGCCCGACCCAACACCTTTCCCGATCTGCGATATGCCGCCCACAACTTTGCCGATCAGTCCAAGAATTGATCCAAGACCATCGATGAGTGTGGAAATGACTGGAAGGTTAGAAACAAAGAACTCTTTAAATCCATTAAAGAAGTCTTGAATGCCACTGAAGGCTCCGGCAAGAGCGTTTCCAAATTCAATGAACTTTGGTTCATTGTCTTCCATTAGTTTGGCGAACATTTTAATTGAACCGCCAAAGCCTTCAAATAATTGACTGAAAGCCGTGCCAAAAGCGCTGTTAATGATTCTGCTTGCCTCTTGCAAACTCCTCATGCCATCAACAAAACTATTCCACCAGCCGCGCATTTTATTGAAAAGCGAGCCAACACCGCTAAACATGGTTTGCGCTTTCGGCAAATACTTGTCAAAAAAGTTGACAAACATGTCAGTGAGTTTTTCAGTGACCTTCACAAACCCGTCAAAGAATCCACCGCTGTTAATGCCCGACATTGTTCCACTAATGCGAGTAAAAGCAGTTCGAGCAATCACCTGAATCTGACTAAAAGCCTTAGTAACGCCCGGAATAAAAGATTGGCCAAGATCAGCAAACCGGCTTTGCATTTCCGTGAAGAAGCCTTTGAACTGCCCCATCAACGTGCCATTAACCGCCTTCAACGCCCCCGATACGCCAGCGGATTCAGCGAGTGCCCCTGAACTCAACAGGGACATGATTTCCGATGCTCCAGTTTTGCCAGATGCCTTCAATGCTTCGGCAAACTTCGGACCAACCTTTTCAGCAGAACCAAGAAGATCGTCAGTGAGTTTGCCTTCCTTTTGAAGGAGGCCTACAAACTCTGCGGCTGCGGCAAAGTTCTTACCAATGTCCCCACCAGCAGCAACAGCAAAGTCACCAACACCAGCCAAAGCATCTTGAAGAGGCTTAGTAAGGTCGGTACTTTTTGAAATGTTAGCGAAGGCGGCATTCAGGTTCTGCATACCGAAAACAGCGACACGAGAATCTGATGTCAGGTTCCGCAAAGCACCCTGAGCCTGATTTACACCTGCACCCAAAGCGGGGGCGCTCTTGTAACTAAACCCGTTAATTGCTGCGTTGTATTGACGTTGCGCAGCAGCAAAAGTGGCCAAAGCCCCAATACCAACAGCAATGCCAGCAGCAACACCCGACATAGCAAAGTTGTAAACCTTCATTGACGCTGAGCCAATAGCAAACAAAGCGTTCACGGAAGCAATAGCGGCACCCATAGCGACCATTTCGATCGTGGCACCAATAAGAGCGAACTTCAGACCTGTTTTAAGACCACCCGCCAACATTTTGCGCGACTTGTCAAGGAAGTCCATGTCCTTGCCGGATTTGCGCATTTTCTTGCCAAGACGGTCAGCGGCAGAACCATTCGAGTCAAGAGCCCTGTTAGTTCCTTGAGAATTGCGCTGAAGACGGCGTTGACGATCATTATTTCCATCAAGAGTATCGTTTAGATCCGCAAAATCGTCATTTAGGGCGCGTGCCTGTAACGAAAGGCGCTCCAACTCCCTGCGTGTCGCAGCGATCTCACGCTTGTCCGAAGTAATTCGGATATGAACATGAACGTTCTCATCAGCCATGACTCACCCATGTTGCCACTGAAAAGAGGTGATCACGGGAGGATCGTCAAGGAATTACTTGCGTCTTTCCATTTCTGCCCGTTGTTCCTCACGATCATTGGAAATGACACGCGCGCAACTAAACAGAATCAGCCAATCCTCGTCATCAACATCAAGGAGCGTCAACGGGTTAGTGCCAAAAACCTCACCCAAACGTGCAGCCGTCTGAATGCGGACATCGTCAGCAAGTTCGTCTACGACTCCGTCGTAGGGTCCACCTGCTCAACCTCATCGCCATAACCCGCTGCATCCATAATCGTAAGAGCAGCAGCCTCAACGTGAGGATCAATACCAAAGAACGCCTGAACGCACTCAGGGATCGGACGAGTCGTATTCGTCATCTCAAGGATCTCAGGCGAAGCAAAAGACAAACGATGCCCTTCAGCACTCACAGCCTCTTCGTCCTCAATGAAAATGCCGGTACAGGTATGTCCAACGACGTAGCAAGCAAACTTGGTCGGATCGAAACCATTCTTGGTGTTCTCACCGGAGTTCTTGCGCCATGAACGCATCTGATGCTGCGAGATGTTCGGAGAGATTCGAAGAGAAATGCCCGGACGCTCGGGAACGTCAATGAAGATTTCTGTTCGTTCTACCTTCTTGGACAGTTCCTTGCGAAGTCGTTCAAGGACTGTGGGTTCTCCTGAGCGTGAACCCGTTGAGGTTGAGCGCTCTTCCTTGGGGTTGTCACCAGTTGAAAATTCATAGGTATCGGTCATAACCGGAAGACTAGCACCATAGAAAAGGAAATGGGGCGCAAGTGCGCCCCAAATCCATCACTTCAATTGTCAATCTTTATTAGGCTACTGTTTGACCAGAAACCGACGAGATTGAGAAAGTCATAGAGAACGTGGTCGGAGCACCAGAAGACGAATCACCTTCAGGCTCAGACAAACCCACAAGGAGAGCCTTGGGGTAAACACGCTCGGTACCGTAAACCACGAGATCGCAGTTCAGGTCCTGAATCGTCAGATCGTAATGAACCTGTCCAACCTTGTTCCGAAGAAGTTTGAGGGCAGGGCCGTCACGGTCTGCGTCATAGTGACGAGTGATAGTGACATCACCGATTTCCGGAGGACCAGTGAGGACCTCAGGGAAAAGGATGCCGCCGTCATAAATCTTTTCGACCGCAGCGGTGATTTCGCCACCTGAAACCTGAGCAAAGTAGTTACTGAAAGCAGGACCAGTTGGGCAGCCAGTCACTACGACTGGGACGATTTCAGCGACTACTTGCCTCTGTGAGATTTTGTTAGCCATTTATTTCTCCGATCAGACCACAGAAGCGGTGAGGTTGGACTTGACAATTTCGATCTCAATGCGATCGGCCACGCTTGAGACTCGGACGCCAACCTTTGCCTTCACGGTTCCGGTCGCCAACTGGGTGACCGGGTTGAGGGCGTCGGTGACGAGAACCGAGTAGCCAGCGTCGACCTGATTGCCTTCGCTGTCAAATGCCTCGTAGAGTCCACCTTCACGACGAAGGGGCTCAAGGAGGCCGATGAGGCGGGCTTCCACACGACCGAAGACAGTGCGTCGTCCGTCGATTGTGGAGAAGACCAGATCTTCAAGGCGCTTCTCGGCTTCGGTGACGATGTAGTTGAGTACTTCACGAGCCGTGATGTACCGGAAGTTCGTGATGTCGGTCGAAGCCGAACGTGCACCGTAGATCCGGACAGACCCTTGAATGACTCGGATGGCATTGATGTAACCAGCGTCAAGAACGTCGCTGTCAGCCTTGTCAATTGGAGTGGAAATTCCAGTTACGAAGCCTGCCTTCGAGTTGAGACCGGCATAAGCCTGCCAAGCGCCAACCGAGTTTTGAGCGATGGAACGCTTCGCTGCAACATAACCCTCAGGGGAAATGGTGAGCGAGGTTTCAGCGGAACCCGTCATTGTGATTGACGGATAGTAGAAACCGGCGTATTCCGTGTTGGTCTGCGTGCCGATCCAGTCCTCAGCGTCGGTGACTGAGTCATCAACGGTGTTTGTCGGATCGAAAGCAAGAAGGGCGATGCGGTTCTTGTCAACAGCATGGGCGAGAAGTCCGTCCCAGACAGTGGTTGAGTATGAACCGGGGATCGCAACTGCACCAGCACCGTAGGTGGTCTCGAACAGGTCAAGACCGGTGACGAGTTGTGCGGCTGTCGGAGCATCACCGTCAGTGCCACCAGACAACTGGAGGCCAGCGGAAGCGCCGAGGGTTGCGGAAGCGGTGTTAACGCTTGCTGAGATGTAAATGGTGGCTACTGCTGAGTTGTTGATTGCAGACACAAAGTCAGCAGCCGTCGCAAGTTCACCGGTCTGATAAACAAGTTCATCGTTCAGGTACAACTTGAAGTTTGAAGCAGAGCCAGTTCCATCGGTGGTGACGACCTCAAGGCCGTTCGCTGCACCATTTGCCCATGCTCCAGCGTTGGCAGCAGAAACCGTGAATGCGTTTCCTCCACCAACGGCGGTAAGGGTCAGTGACGCAACCTCATCGGTTGCGGCATCGGTGACGCGGGCGATGTAGGCGCGAGCGCCACCCTCTTCAAAGAATGTTTGAACCTGCTGATGCAGGGTGCCCGAAGCGGTGTAACCACCGTAGCGGGTCTCAAAATCTGCAAGACTGATAACCAGTTTTGCCTCGTTGGTCGGACCACGCTCTGCCGTACCAGCGACAAAGAAAGTCGAAGCAGGGGCAACATTGGTGGTACTGGGACCTGTCCGTACTGCGGTTGTAACGACTACGCCGGGCATCGGCTTTCCTCCAAACCTCGTTTGTCTTAGCCGAGGTAGGGCCAGATTACTACACAGTTATTGCTGTGCAGTGCAGGCACTATCGACAATTTCACTTCTAGAAAGATGTTACTTCCAGAAGACCCTTTTCAATTGCACGTTTGGCAACAGAATCTTCTGGGTGAACGATGCCATAGCCGTACCCTGAAAGGGTTTGACCGGATTCGTTTGCAACGACTGGGTTGCGGCGGGGATTGAAAACCTTGATTGCTTTTTCTTTTTTGCCTAGTTTTGGCGAGTTCTTTGTCAAGTCTTCCATTACAACTCTGTTCCTTTGTACTTGTAAGTTCCGTCTTCGTTGATCGCTGAAGCAGCGTTGGCGTCATTTCGGGTGTAAATACGAATTTCATCCAAGGTTCCAACATTGGACCTTGTAATCCATTCATCAAGAGACAGGTCGTAGCCGACGTAAGCGCCAGCGAGGACCCGCTCACCCTTGATCAATGTTAGATCGGAATACTCTTCACGCATCGTACCTTCGTCAATCAATACCGAATGATTGCCGCCGTCGTCAAAGGCACGCAGACACGGATAGTCAAGAAGAGCGGAACGGACAACCATGGTCAAGTTGTCTCGCATCGTCGTGCATTCTTGAGATCCATCAGCCTTGACCCAGACGTAGGTTCGCATGTTGTAGCGCACCCGATATTCGGGGTTGAGGTTGAAGTCGTAGTCATCCCGCACAAACTCTGGCGCTGAAATGGCAACAGTGATGACTGTCGGCCAGTGATCAAGTGCTACTGGCTCGTAGTTCAAATACAGAAGTGGATCGGGAAGTGAATCTTCGTCAAGATTTAAATGATTTCGATATTGGAGTAGGCGCGTCGGAAGGTCCGCTGCCAAATACTCAGTCACAAAGTTTTTTGCTGCTGCTGCGCCCTGCATCATGAGAACAAGTCTCCTCTTAAGCCAACAATGTGCTTAGCAGCCCTTTCCCCGACAGACTTGGCGAAGCCGACTGGAGTAAAAACGACTTTGCGTGCTGGCATTCTTGTGGTGCCGTACTGGTGGAACTTGGCATATTCAACCTTAGTTCCAAAGTAGGCGTGAGTCTTATGGATCTCGTTTGGTGCCCCATTAAGACTCGTGAGGGACCTGAAAAGTGCTCCGCTTTTTCGCATGATCGGCCACGCATAGTCTCGGGTGCGTGGGTTCCAGCCGCCTGATGGGAGACCATTTTTCGTAAAGTTTTCTGCATTTGCTTTACGAAGTTCCTGCTTTGCCCAACGGAAAACTGAACTGAAATTGTCGGCGCGCTCTTCCATGCGCCGCAAATAGGCGATGGCATCAGCAGCATCAACGTCAATTTCAATCCGCATTAGATACGGATCCTTCTCCAGCGTCGAACAGACTGGAGTTCCTCTTGGGTAAATCCAGTTGTAAGCGGTGCGACGTTTCGTGTCTCAAGGTCCTTGATGCCGACCACGTCGTCGTGCATGTTCTGCATTTCTCGGCTTGCAGCGCGAAGGATTAGGAGACGGAAGACGGGTAGTGCATCGCCGTCAAGGCCCGCCGTGTAGGTGATTGTGACTGAATCGTTTGGACCGACTCGGTACAGGTCAAGACCATAGCGTTGCACAATAAAGTCTGTGTTTTCCGTAATTTGAAAAGAAGGACCGGTTCCTTGCGTGATGTAAACACTTGCAACGCTAATAATCGGAGAATTGCGCGCGTAAACAGTTACCGCAGGATACGAGTAGAAGGGAATTCTTCCAGTCGTATCCAACGTCCAGTCATACATATGAGAAGAGCCGGGAAGCCCAACATAGTCAGGCGGAATGACATGCTCTTCGGTAACAGTCGCAATCTGAATTGGACGGCGCAGATAGGACTCAAGTTCCGACTGCAACCCGGTCAACACATACTCGGCTGCTCGCTGCTGGCGATTCGAGAACTTGATGTCCATGTACGCCGTAAGTTCGTCAATGGACACAAGCATTTAAGCCACCTTTATTAGTTGCGATCCTCACGACCCGTTACGCGACGAAGACCGCGACCAACACTGGCGCCTTGGCGCAGGCCCCAAGCAATAAGACGTCGCCACCAAGGTGGACGACGACCCTCTTCGGGTCCTAGTTCTTGATCGGGTAATCCGGAAGGAGTGGGCATTTAGAAGACCTCCATGGCGCGACAATGCCATTCGTGTCCACAATACTCCACTAAAGGCGCTTAGAGGATCAACGATCAGCGTTTGGTGGACGTTCGATCGTCATTGTGGGAGTGGGAGCGCCTTTGGGGGCCTCAATTGGGACCCAAGCCCGCGAATAAACATGTTGATCCAGTTTGCGCGTCTTGATGAGTCCGCCGTCGTAGAGCAGGTCCATTTCATCTGTGCTCATTGTAAAGAGTTTCTTCAACTCTTGTTTTTCGTATTTTCCAGACCGAGTGATCTGCTTGAAAACACTTGACAGTTTCTTCGCTTGGATGGCGCCACGCCCACGATTTAGGCGAACGTGCATAATCATTGCTTCGATCTCATCACAGTCCACCCACATCACAGGAACTCGGCCCTTATCCCTACGCATGATCTTTTTCTCTTCACGGGCAATCAGCCATCGTTCGTGGCCGTCAATAATCGTTCCGTTGCTCTCACGCGCAACAATCGGTGACAGCCAGCCGTAATCAAGCAAAGATCCAGCCAACACTTTCTGATCAGGCTTCAGAACATACGTCGTGCGCCAAGATGCTTCAGACAAATCGCCAGCATCAACCATTTCAATATTCATCGCAAGTCATCCTGTAGGTCTAGTGAGTTGGCTTCAGCCTCGGCCTGTGCAGCCGCCATGCGAACAGCATGGGCACGAGTCTTCGGTCCAACAGGGTTTACGGAAGTGATGTTGAACTCATTCAGAAGAAGATTTCTGACGAGCCATTCGATCGGATAGGAGTAAGGGTCAGTTGCGTGCTTCTTCCTAAATTCAGCAGCGAAGGCCATGGCCCGGCGCTTAATGCCATTAGTAAGCATGTTGTGCTCAATGCACAACTTCACACCATCCCAACCATCATCCGCATAAAACTTGATCAGTCGTTCAATGTCGAATTCAGGCCAATAGCGACGCTGCGCGTCAACCTGAGGAAAGCAACGAACCAACTCGTCATAAAACTCAGGCTCAGTAGCAACAACATCACCAATGCGACGGACCGCAACAGCGTGAAGCGGAATACCTACGCGTGAATTCGAGTGAGTCATTGCGGCTAGGTCGTAGTAGTCGCAAAACTTACCGCCGTGCTCTTCAGTCACAAACTTGAACACATCATCTGTTGTCCAGTCATAGATGACCTTAGCGAACCGCAAAGGGATCGACTTCTTCATCCGGAACGGAACAACAATGTAGTTCTCATGCAACTTTTGAACGCACGAGCGGTAACGAATCATCGACTCATTTGCGCGCACGCCAGTAATGAAAGCGACCCGGCCCTGCTTACCTTGCATCGTGTAGTAGTCGATTGACTGAGGGATGACCTCATTGGCAGTCAAACCAAAGTGTTCGGCACGAATTGCCCAAGGCGGGATTTCACGAACCAGTCGCCCATCACGCTCACGCTGCGCAGACCAAAGTAGACAGTATTCACGTCGCCCAAGAACCCATACTTCTTGCCCTTGGGGAAG